AAGGTGAATCGGTAGGATTCGCTTTATCAGCTACTACAACTACAACTTTAATGACAGTATCATCTGACAAAGTTGTAAAAGTAAATAGAATTACATGTGCAAACGTTGACGGAACGAATGCAGCAGATTTAACTTTATCCGTTACAAAATCAAACTTTACTCCAGATGGTGTTGCAAACTTTGATACGTCTGGAACTTTTCATTTGGCAAAAACAGTATCAGTACCAGCTGACGCAACGTTAGTTATACTTGATACTCCAATCTATTTAATGGAAGGCGATGTTCTAAAAGGTGGAGCAGGTGCAGCCTCTGATTTAGAATTATTCGTATCATATGAATCGATAGACGACGCATAGGAGGTTTAAATTATGGCTGGTAATGGCGGAATAATTGGACCAACAAAAGTTGTTAATACCCCACAAACAAGAACAGAAACGTTTACTTCATCAGGAACATTTCAAAAGAAAAACTGTACGTCTACAATACCAGAGGTAATGGTTATTGCTGGTGGTGGAGGAGGCGGAACAGGAGGTAGAGCTGGTGGAGGTGGAGCAGGTGGTTATAGAACAGCTACTTGTGTTAGTTTACCCATTAGTCCAGTAGCAGTAACAGTTGGAGCAGGTGGAGCAGCTAGAACTGGAAATCCAAACCCAGGTGCTGATGGTAATGATGGTAATGATTCTACTTTAGGTTCAATAACATCTAATGGTGGTGGAGGTGGATCTGGAGCTCCATTTAGTTGCACAGGTAACGTTGGTAGACCAGGAGGATCAGGTGGTGGTGGAGGTCAAAGTGGCGCTCCCGCTGCATCAGGTGCAAAAGCAGGAGGATCAGGAAACACTCCTCCAACAAGTCCCTCACAAGGAAATGATGGTGGAACTGGAATACCATACTCTGCAGGTGGCGGAGGTGGAGCAGGAGGAGCTGGTGGTAATGGAAGTCCAGGTTGTTCTCCATCAGGAGCTGGTGGTAATGGAACAGCAAATGATATTACAGGAAGTTGCGTAACCTATGCAGGTGGTGGAGGTGGTGGATCAACTAATGGTGGTAATGCAGGAGCAGGAGGTCCAGGTGGTGGTGGAGCAGGTGGATCTTCACCTATTTCTGAAATTGGTGTAAGTGGAACTGCAAACACTGGAGGTGGTGGAGGAGGAATGGGATTCCCTAATCCTAGTTCTATTGCTGGTTCTTCAGGTGGTTCAGGAATCGTAGTTATAAAAGAAACAACACCTAAATGTGCATCAGGTGTTTGGGATATGAATACAGTATTTGATCAAGTTAAAAATAATAATTGGATAACAAGAACACAATCAATAGATTACTTAGTAGTCGGTGGTGGTGGAGGTGGTGGACAAGCTGTTCACCCAGGTTCTGCTGGAACTCAAGGTGGTGGTGGAGGTGGTGCAGGGGGTTACAGAGCTTCAGGATTTGGACCTAGCCCATTAAGAGGCACAACTTTAGAATTAGGTTTAGGAGAACATGCAATAACAATTGGAGCTGGTGGTGCCGGTGGAACAGGAGCTACAGGTTCACCAGGTAATGTAGGAACAACAGGAAGTAATTCGGTATTTTCAACAATAACATCTAATGGTGGTGGTGGCGGATCTGGTATAGATGCCGCTGGTGCTGCTGGAGCTTCTGGTGGTGGTGCTGGTACTGGTGGAACAGGTGGAGCTGGAGGAGCTGGTAATACACCTCCTGTAAGTCCTCCTCAAGGAAATGCTGGTGGAGCTAACCCAGGAAGTTCAGGATTTCATGCTGGGGGTGGTGGTGGAGCAACTGCTGCAGGAACCGCTGGTGGAAGTAGTGGTGGCGGTGGAGGTGCAGGAGCACCAAATGAAATTACAGGATCAGCAACAACATACGCTGGTGGTGGAGGTGGTGGACCTCATCCAGGTAATCCAGGACCAGGAGCTGGTGGAGCTGGTGGTGGAGGTGCAGCAGGTGCACCAGGAGCTAATCCAGGAGTCGCCGGGACTGTAAACACTGGAGGTGGTGGAGGAGGAAACTCTATTCAAGGTGGAGCAGGACCAACACAAACTACTGGTGGAACAGGTGGTGCAGGTATCGTGGTTGCGAGAGCACCAGGATCTGGAGTTACATTAAGTGCTAGTCCTGGAACAAACACAGTTTCAGTTACACCAAGTCCAGACCCTGCAGGTTTTGATCAGATCGCAAGTTTTACAACATCAGGGACATTAACTATTTCAGATGGAGATCCAGATGTTGCAACAGCAAATTATTTAGTCGTCGCTGGAGGTGGTGGCGGTGGAGGTGGAACCGGTTCAGGAGCAGGTGGTGGTGGAGCTGGTGGTTACAGAGCGTCAGGTTTTGGTCCATCTCCTTTACAAGGTTCTGCATTATTTTTAACTGCTGGTACTTATCCAGTTACAGTAGGGGCTGGTGGTTATGGTGGTTCAACTTCGCCAGGTGGAAGAGGTACAAATTCAGTATTTTCAGGAATAACATCTACGGGTGGTGGTGGAGGTCATTATTGTAATGCTGGACCATTACAACCAGGTGGTTCTGGTGGTGGAGTATCTTATGCTTCTCCTACAGCTGGTGGTGTTGGTAATACACCTCCAGTAAGTCCACCTCAAGGTAATCCAGGAGGAGCTGCACCAAGAACTCCTTCTGACTATGCAGGATCTGGTGGTGGTGGAGCAACTGCTGCAGGTGGAGTTGGTAGTACTAATCCGGCAGGAGCAGGTGGTGCAGGAGCACCAAACTTAATTACAGGTTCTAATGTAACATACGCTGGTGGTGGTGGAGGTGGTGGTGGGTCTAGTGGACCATCTACATGCGGTGGAGCTGGCGGAGCTGGTGGTGGTGGAGCAGGAAAAAATAGAGGATCTGGAGCTAATGGAGATGCAGGAACAGCTAACACCGGTGGTGGTGGAGGTGGTGGAGGTGGTTCTCCTTCAGCTGGTGATGGAGGAACAGGTGGACCAGGTATCGTAATAGTACGTGTACCAGGATCAACAAGTGCTTCCGTTGCGCCAGGAACTAATAGTATTGCAACTTTACCAGGACCTGCTGGAGGATGTAAAGTAGCTTCTTTTACTGTATCTGGAACGTTGACAATTAGTTAAGATTAAAATATAAATATAACTTTTAAGGAGTAATAACATGGCACATTTTGCAGAATTAAAAACAAAAGTAGATCCTACTGGATTTACATCTGACACTCATCAAGTAGTTGAAAGAGTAGTAGTTGTAGGGAACGATTGCGTTCCATCAGACATGCATGTTGATGGAGAAACATGGTGTATTAATTTTTTTAATGGTGGAATTTGGAAACAAACTTCTTACAATTCAAATTTTAGAAAACAATATGCAGGAATCGGAATGGTTTATGATCCTGTAAAAGATAAATTTTTAACAAAACAACCCCATGCTTCATGGTCATTAGATGATAATGACGATTGGCAAGCACCAATAACTTATCCAACAATTACTGATGATGGTCAAGCAGAAGCAGAATGGCGTTACATAATTTCTTGGAACGATACAAAATATCAAGCTGACAACACAAAAGGTTGGGAAGCAATTAAATCAAACGACGAATCGGAAACACCTACCAAATACGATTGGAATGGCACAGCTTGGGTGTCCGAATAGGAGGACACTAAATGCCTAGAGGCGGCGGTACAGCAAACGGTGGAGTAATTGGAAAAACGAATATAACTTCGTTTGGAAAAAATACTGTTACAACTAAAACTTCAAACACACCTAGTATAGTTACAACTCAACCAGCTACAAGATTAATACAAGCAACGGTTGTTGCTGGTGGTGGAGGTGGTGGATCTGACAGAGGTGGTGGCGGTGGTGCTGGAGGAATGATTTGTCAAGAAATACCTGTATCAGGTGGATCAGCTTTGGGAGCAGTAGTAATTGGTGCTGGTGGAGCTTTTGGAAAATATAATGTTGATCAAGGGGATGAAGGATCAAATTCAAGTTTAGTAGTTGGTTGTACAACTTACACTGCAATAGGTGGTGGAGGTGGTGGTTCAGGAGCAACAGCTCCAAATCAACCTCCAGGATCTATTACAGCAGGACAAGACGGAGGTTCTGGTGGTGGTGGATCAAATGCAACTCCAAGAGCTGGAGGATCTGGAACTACATGTCAAGGAAATTCTGGTGGTGGTGGACTACCTTGTGCTGCTTCTGGTGGTGGCGGTGGAGCCGGAGCTGCAGGAGGCACTGCGCCCTCTGGTACAGTAGGTGGAGCTGGTGGAGCTGGAAAAGTATCTGGAGCAACAGGATGTACGTATGCTGGTGGTGGAGGTGGTGGAGCTTCTGGAACTGCTGGAGCAGGTGGTTCAGGTGGTGGTGGAGCTGGTTCACAGGGAGATTCTGGAGCTAAAGCAACAGCAGGAACTGCAAACACTGGCGGTGGTGGTGGCGGTGGAACAGGAGCAAATTGTTGTAGTGGAAATAATGGTGGATCAGGAATTGTAGCAGTAAAAGAATTAAATAAAGCAAGTGGTGTATGGTCAATGCAAAGTCAATTTCAAGCCAAGTCTCAAGGAACATGGCCTGCCTATGTAGAATATGCAGGAATAGATTATTTAATAATAGCAGGTGGTGGTTCAGGTGGTAGTAAAAGAGGTGGTGGAGGTGGAGCTGGTGGTTACAGAGAATCAGCTGGTAGTTCTACTGGTTGTTATACCGTATCTCCATTTGGATCAGGTGTAGCTGCATTAACAATACAAGGATGTGTGGCAGTTCCAATTGTAATTGGAGCAGGTGGTGCATGTACTACACCTTCTACACCTAATACAGCAAATGCAGGAAATGATTCAAGTTTTGGAGGTATTACATCAACCGGTGGCGGTGGTGGAGCACAGGAAGGTGGAACAGGTGGAGCTGGTGGTTCTGGTGGTGGAGCAGGAAATACTGACTCGAATCCTACAGGTTCAGGTGGAGCAGCTAGTCCTCCAGGTCAAGGTTATGCTGGTGGTAGCTCACTTCGTAGAGCCGGTGGTGGTGGAGGTGGTGCCGGAGCAGTGGGTGGTAATGCGCCAAGTTCTCCTTCAAGTCCATCTCCTACAGGAGCTTCAGGAAAAGGTGGTCAAGGTGGAGCAGGAGCTACTTCAGGAATTACAGGATCAGATGTTCAAAGAGGTGGTGGTGGAAGTGGTGGAGCACAATATACATCCCCACAACCAGGAGGCGCTGGCGGTGGTGGAACAGGTAGTACAGGTCAAGGTGGGTCTTCATCTGCTACGGCTGGTACAGCAAATACAGGTGGTGGTGGAGGTGGTGACCAAGACGGACCTCAAGTTGGAAGAGCAGGTGGTAGTGGATTAGTAGTTGTTAGAGCACCAAGTGCAAGAACGTTATCTGTTACTCCAGGAACTAATGCTACAAGTACAGCTCCGGGTGGACAAAAAATTGCTACCTTTACGGTTTCTGGTACATTGACAATTTCATAACAAATGATATATTAAGATCATAAAGATATATGAACTTAACAAATTATTATTGGTATTTTCAATCAGCAATTCCTCATAGAATTTGTGATGACATTGTAAAGTATGGTCATCAAATGCAAGAACAAATGGCACTCACTGGTGGTTATGGTGATAAAAAATTAAATAAAAAACAAATAAAAGATTTAAAAGAAAAAAGAGATTCTAATATTGTTTGGATGAATGATAGATGGATTTATAAAGAAATACAACCTTATGTACATCAAGCAAATGCTAGTGCTGGTTGGAATTTTAATTGGGATTTTAGTGAGTCTTGTCAATTTACAAAATATAAAAAAGGACAGTATTATGATTGGCATTGTGATAGTTGGGATAAACCCTATCAAAGAGAAGCTAATGATCCATCGCATGGTAAAATTAGAAAACTATCTGTGACCGTAACTTTATCAGATCCAAAAGATTACAAAGGTGGTGAATTAGAATTTGATTTTAGAAACTTAGATCCTGACAAACCTAGAAAACCAATTAAATGTAAAGAAATATTACCTAAAGGATCTTTAGTTGTGTTTCCTTCATTTGTATGGCATAGAGTATGTCCAGTAAAAAGTGGTGAAAGAAATAGTTTAGTAATATGGAACTTAGGATATCCATTTCAATAAAGGAGAAATATGAAAAAGAAAAAAGCTAAAACTAAAAAACAAAAAGTAAAAAAAGAAATAGTTGGTTATCCAAAACAATTACAATTAGAAGAATATTTTAAATGTCCTATCTGGTTTGCAGATGAACCCAAGTTTGTAGATAAGTTAAATAAAGCATCAGACAAATATATTGAAGCATCAAAGAAAACATTAAAACCAGCTATTGATAAACGTAATAAAAAATTTGGTGATAAAGGCGATATGGGTCATGTATTTCATTCTACATCATTAATAGGTGATCCTAATTTTTTAGAATTACAAAATTATATAGGTGCAACTGCACATAATTTATTAGGTGAGATGGGTTTTGATTTAACTAATTATC